AACCGAAACCAGATAACATTACTTCCTCTTCAAAAGCTCTATCAGATGCTTCACTTGTAAAAATTTCTGCATGTTCGTTTTCATACTTATTATATTCTAGACCAAAGAGAGCATTCAAACCTGGCTCTAATTCTTTGACTAGTTGACTTCTAGATATTGCCATAATTTACCCCCTTATACGCCAGTATCAGCGGCATTGTTTCGCTGAAAGAAGTGGTTATTAATACGAACAACAACATTAGCGTTTGCACTTCCAGTGTCTTCGTTATTTGGATCTTGACAAATATCTACTGCTTGTAATGCAAAACTAAATGATGTGCTCACCTCAGATACATCTAACTGTACTTTTGAGATTCCAGTGTCAGTATTACCAGTCACGTTTGTCACAGAATAATTTGTAAACAAACCAGCTCTTGTAAATGTTGCATCTGCATCAATCAAAAATAAAGTTTGTGGATCGTCTATAACATTAGCTACAATATCACTAGCGTTAATACTACCGGGATAATGATTGCTAAATGTTGGTTTCTTGGTTGTTGGATCAGTATAGAAACATCCATTGAAGACTCCTAATATTGGAGTTGCTGCTCCAGCAGTATGTCTTTCAATGTCACCATCAGTTGCAGGTATAACTAAATCACCTTGGAAAATAGCTGTACCGTAGTTTGCTTAAATCTAGGACTTACGACCACCACCAAAAGTTACACGAGATTGTCTATCAATATTTATAGGCATCTCAGGTCGTTGTTCCCTCAGAACATCATTGTCAACTGCTTCAATCTGACCTTTAGTTTTATTTTTGTAATAATTACTGCGTTGATCAATTATTTCTTCAGGTATCCTCGCCAACACGAGTCCACCAACTCCTATCAACCCCTGATATTTTCCATCGCTAATTATTGGATAATCATGTTCACCGATTTGATTTTTAATCTCTTCAGCTCTTACAAATTCCCAACCTTCTCTAAGTTTCTTAGATACATTTCCAGTATCATCTTGACCCATAGTTTCGGTTCTAATCCAACGATGTTTAAACCCTTTTGGAGCAGGGGGTGCATCCAGACTTGATGGTGGCATCCACTGTTTTTTTCTGGTCTCTCTCACTGTGGAAGTTCGTGAGTTTCTATTAAGTTTGTCCATAATGACTCCTATTTAACAAATTTGGCATATTCTTCCAAAGGCACTCCCAACTTTTTAGCTATTGCTACCTGTGATCGAGTGAGTTTCACAGTTCTGCGACCCTCTTGTTTTCTACCAGCCGAAGCTACCGTTTGTGTGGGTCGTTTTTCTTTTTCAAATCTACTAGGGAAATATTCCCTCATCTTGAAATCTATTTCATTATAATAGTCATCACTCTCTGGGTCAAACCCTTGTGCGACTAAATCTTCATGAATACCATAAGCTGCATTTGTAAGCACTTTATCTTTTCCAAACCAAGCATTTTTTTCTGCCCACCCTACAGCTTTTTCAGAAGGCTCTTTTCTTTGTGTAGTTTGTTGAGGTTGAATAGGTTGTGCTGTCTGCGGCTGTGTTTGCGTTTGTGTTTCAGCATTTGTCTCTTTTTTCTTGTCTTGTAAAATTCTAGCTTTTTCTTTTTCTACAGACAATTTAGCTAATAAATCATTAGCTTCTGTAATTTTATCAGCATCGTTATTTTCAATAGCTGCTTTTAAATTACTTTTTACTTGTTCTCTTTGTGCATCTATTCTTGCATCAAATTCTTTTAAATAATTATCATCTACAGTGTTTAAAGTAGTCTCTGCTTTTTTGTATTTATCTTGTATACCTCTTGCATAATCTAAGGCAGCTTTTTCTCTTCTTTCTGCTTCTCTGTATCTTTTAGTTAGTTGGTCTATTCTTCTTTGTACACTAGTAGATATCTCATTAAGATTTGCAGGTTTATCTTCTGCTTTTTTTTCGTCTACTACTTTAGCTTCTGTTTCTTTTTTGTTAGGATCTGTATACCCTAAATCTACTTGTTCCAGTTCTACCTTTTCTTCTTCTTTTTTTGGTTCCACATTTAACTCTTTTTCTTCATGTGCATCTTCTCCTACTGATATAGGATCTGATTCTCTATTAAATTTTAATTGTTCTTGTGACATACTATCTCCTTAAAATAGTGCGAGGATGTCCTCTGGTTTTTTAATTGTTCCAATAATTTCATCATCGTTTAAAATTCTATGTTCGCCATATTTAGTTTTAAAACGTGCTCCTGAATAACGACCATATATTACAAATTGTCCTTCCTTACACCAAGGTCCATTTGGAAATCTATCTTTGTCTTTGTAACATAGGTCTCCCATTTTGATAACTAAACCTACAACGGTTGTCATCTCAATAGTTTCTTTTGTTTGATCAGATAAGATAATACCTCCGTCAGTTTTTTTCTGTCCTGACCAAGGCCTTACTAATAATCTGTATCCTACTGGGTTGGGTATTAAATCTAAATATTCTTCTGTTTGTTCCTTGCCTTTGGGAACGTGCATCTGTTGTTCAGATGTTTTGTACTTTTTAGGCGTGATAAGTTTCATAAGTCCTCTCTATT